TCATCTCATTCTCTTCAAGTGGCAAACCATAAAATTTACTACCTTCAAACTCATAAGTATATCCCTTTCGATTACAGAATGATATGACTCGATCTACAAGACCAGTGTATATCTCATTTTTTCTCATATCATAAAGTCTTATTTTTCCATCCCAATACTTATTACGATATTGTGGCATAAACTTGGCGCCAGGAACTTCAAATGTAAAATGATCTGAAAGTTCATGATACACATATTGTTCAGAGTCTATGGTAACAAAGACTTCGTTTTTCTTTTTGATAATTAAGTGGGTCATGTAAATCCAGCTTGGTATTTATGCCATTCTATTGAGTTCTTAATCTGATATGTGCGATTCGATATTTGTTTGAGAATACTTTCTGTATAATTTATCATTACATCATAGTATTCAACTTTTAGATTTGCATCTGATACTCTGTCATCAGCATCCATATATCTAATGAGTGCGTCTTTATCTCTAACCTTCTTCGGAAATGGTTCTTTTTCATATACCTCTGGATCTGCTTTACCAGAATAGTATTCATATCTTTCATGACGAACACTCTTTTGTATCTTCTGAGCTTTCGTTCGTAATAAAATTAAATTGTTCAATATCTCATGATATTTTGAATGCAGTTGAGGAACCTTAATTGATTCTTCATGCATATTATCAATATCAATCTTACAGTCCTCTTGCCACATGGACTGAATCTTATCAAGATTTATCATGTAAAATTATTTTTTTGGAAAATTATCTAATCGATTACCACTTGGGTCAGTAATATTATTTATGGTATATTTAAAAGTTACTGAAGCAGTGAAGAAACTGTAATCACGAGTTGTGACATCAAAGTCTAATGTTGATAATGCGACAGGAAATGCATCTTTAAAATTCACATGAATACTTGGTTTATAGTTACTACTTAAAATTTGTAACGTAGCATCTGAATATTGAAAATACAATGGGTCTCCATCGTCACCTACTATTCTATCAGTTCTGATATCATCTTTTCTTAACTGGTCATATTGACCTAAAGATTCTGGATATCCAAGTCCAGTAATCCACTTGTAGATTGCAAGATAGTTCTCCATCTTTTCATCTACTAGAAAACGAACGGTTAAATCATCATACAAAACCTTATCGCCAGGCACAGGAATATCCTTCAAATAAGTTGGTTGAACAGCAGTTCCCATGCTTATTTGAGGTATGTTCGCAGATTGGCAAAGAAAATCAACCTTTGGTGTTTTAGTTAGAATCAACTTAAAACCAAGAGGAGACATGTAGTTCCTGTTGGCTATCTGTTTGTCAAAGGGTGATACTGAATCAGTCATTTACTTTTTTGCAATTTTTTGATTCTTCTAACATAAAGAATCTCAGCTGGTGAGTATAAAATTGGATTTTTCTTTGATCTTTTGATAATTAGTTTTGCAGCTTCTTTATCGTCCATGTTACTATTTAGACACAAAAAAAGAGACCCTTTCGGGTCTCTATAAAAAATATGCAATATGACTTACATAAGGTTTGTAACAGATACTCTTCTGTAGTAACGGTTAGCGTTAACAGTAAGTGTTCCTTCACCTTGAGTTGTTCCTTGTGAGAATGGGTTCTCAACCATTCCGTAACGAGTCTTAAAGCCAATTTTTGGTTGGAATGTATCCTGACCAACGGCTCTAACCATCTGTAGTGGAACGTAAGGACAATAGAATAGACCAGCATCGTAAGGTGAAGTACCTTTGTATCCGATGACATAGTACTGAGTTGCAGCACTGTTTGCAGCGAATGGGTCGATGTAAACTCTATACTTACCGTTGATAACACCAGCAAATGTATTACCTGTGTCGTCTACGTTTAAGTTAACATTAAGTGCAGGGGTGTAATCTAGAACACCAGCCATTGTTAGTGCAGAAGCAACGTCAGCAGAGCAAAGGATGATGTTACCCTTTCCACGACGAGTTCTTTGTGCAATAGCGTTTGCATCTCTTTCTATCTGGAATAATAGTCCCTTGAATTTTTCAACTGACCATCTTCCGTTTGAGTCAGTGTCTAAGTCGAATGTACCAGCAGTTGCTGTATTGACCTGAGCACCTGTCTCAGCAGTTTTGTAGATTGTTCTGATAACTTCTCTGTTGATTTCAGCAAGAATTTCAGTTGATAGAATGTTTGCTAACTCAGCCTCAGCGTTCAATCCGTGGATTGCCTTAAGGTCTTGTGCTAGTTCTAAACTGTACTCTGCTTTTAGAGCTCTTGACTTCGCAGTCACGGTGACTTTCTCGATTGAGAATGCCATCTCGTTGAAGTTATCTCCAGATGTACCTAGATCTTCAGCGTCTGCAGTTGCTCATACCCTGACCAACGTTGTAGTCAGTAGCGTTTGTCTGAGCAGCAGTACCAGAAAGTAATCCTGGATTTGAACCACTCTGAGCAGTTGTACCTAAACCAACGTTAGATGCACCAGTAGCAGTGAAACCACTTGTAACATCAAATCCTTCATTCTGACCAGAGAATGCTGAATCTGCTTCGTTGAATAGTGCTTCAGTTCCACTCTGTGAAGTGAATCTGGATCTCATTGCGAAGATAAGTCCAGTTGGACCATTCATTGGTTGTACACCAGCAAGATCGTATGCCACCAAGTTAGGCATTGAACGACGAATCAAGCTGATTAATACTGGGTCGAAACCAGCAACAGGACCAGCAGCAGTTGCGTTAGCAGAGAAACCTGCATTAGCACCACTGTTTGTGTTTACTGTTGGCTGTTCTGAAAGGAAAGATGCTTCCTCTCTTAATTCTTTTTCTTGGTTTTCAAGCAGGATTGCGGTGACGTTTCTACGATGTGCGTCTTTGATTGGATCAACTCCGTCAAAATCGAGGATAGGTCCCCACTTTTCCTGCAAATGTTCTGTGTTATACATTTGCATTTGAAATTTACCTCTTACGGTTTATTGTTTGAATAAATGTTAAATTCACTTTTTGGCAGCTCTGGATAAGATATCCAAATAGGCTTGCATTCTAGGAGCAACATCTACTGATGGTGCTTCATCTGTTGAAACCTCTTCTGATAAATTCTCAGAGGTGCTCTTTGGAGCACTAGATTTGCTAGGAAAATAAGATTCCTTAAGTGTTTCTAGTTTCTCACGATAGTCTGTATCACTTTCAAACTCAACATTCTCGGCAAGAGTAGCAAGTTTTTCCTTCTGAGTGTCTGCAAGACCTTCAGATACAGAAGCGAAAACGCCATCTGCATTGGATTCTGCCAATCTACGATTTAGAGCAACATTGCGATCTATTTGCTCATTGAGTTTTGATTCCATTTCATCAAGTTTATCTACCATGCTATTAAGTACATCGTATTTTTCTTCAGGGATAGTTACATAATGTTCTTCAAATAGTGACTTCATACCTTCTAGGAAGGATTCAGTCATTTCTGTTTTGAGTCCTGCTTCCACTTGGATTTGGTTCTCTTGCATCCACTCGTCAGCAACATACTCAAGATATGAATCAACTCTTTCTGTTAATCCTTCCTTGATTTTGTCTAACTCTTCAACGAGTGCAGTTGCATAAGACTCTTGTAATTCTTCTTTGATTTCTGCAACTTTAGTTTTGATTGCAGTTTCAAAAATTGTCTTTGCTTTGCTTTGGAACTCTTCGGAAAGTTCTTCACCTTGAAGAAGTGCTGCGACATCTGCTTCGACATCGTATTTTTCTTCTTCTTCAGCGACTGTTTCTTCCTCTGAAGTTTCTTCCTCTGCTACAACTTCTGTAGATTCCTCTTCAGATGTTGTTTCTTCTTCAGCGACTACTTCATCTGTAGTTGCTTCCTCTTCCTCGATAACTTCCTCCTCTGTTTCTGCCTCTTCTGCTTTCATAGCTTTGGCATTAACAACATCCTTGACTTGTGCAAGTGTTGCTGAAGGATCTTTCAGCTTCGCTGAGTCGTCATCAGGTTTATAGTTTTCTGGTGTAGGTCCACCTAAGTCCTCTACTGGGATGCCTGATGATGGCATAGGATCAGCTTTTGCTGCACCTTTGGTGACTACATTTTCTTCGATGTTTTCCATTTAGTGTAAAAAGTTACCGTGGATTTATTGAAATTCGTAAGAATCTATACTTATTTATAGATCTTTTACATTTAGAGGTTATTTAGAAAATCTTGGAACAGACTTAACTTCTTTTCCTCTAATCTTTGTTGTGTGACAAGTGTATTAATACGCTTCTCAGTTTTTTCTGCGAGTTGTTCACGGAGTGTTCCTCCTTCCCAAACCCACTCTTTTCCTTCCATAATTCCATTGACAAAAGCATCTGGTGCGGAAGGGTCTGCCACTATGTCGGCAGCGGTTGCTAATTGAAAATCTTCTCCAACCATTTTACAACCATTACTACTCTCTCTTAGTGATCCGATACCACGAGAAGAAACTCCAAGTTTGACTCCTTCATCTAGCAATGATGATGCAATCTTACCCATAGGAGTTGAAAGCAAAGTCGCTTTTCCTCTAAAATTATTTCCTTCTCTTACGAGCGAGGTAATTTTGTGGGATACACGATCTAAGTTAACTGTAGGACCTTCTGGATGACCAAGTTCTCCAAGTGCTCTACCTTGAGAGATAAAAGTCTTATTATATCTGGTACATTCCTTTTCAAGAATATCAACAGGATACATTCTACCATTACGGTTTTTAATTTCACCTTGAAGGAATACACCTTCAATGTACATTTTCTTTTTGTCTCCTTTACCTTCTACGATAAATTTAACTCTTGATACTTCTTCCG